TTAGAGATAGAGCAAGACTTTGGGGTAGAAATCCCTGAAGATGTTTTGCTTTCTATTTATGGTCAATATTTAATGGTTGTCACTGAAGGCGGAGAAATTAAAAAAAGTAGAGTAACAGGAAAGTATCATCATAAAGGTAGTTTTTGTGATGAAGTGAGTATCAAAATTTCGGGTTCTATTATTCGCATGGCAGGAAATCCAAGCAGATGGGGTCGAGTAGAAAATGTTTTTGGTTTTGATGCTGTAGATAGCTGCGTTTCTTGTTTTAATTCAATTCTTTCCTCTCTTAAATTACCTATCTTTACCCGTTGTACTGAAATTTTTTATCGTCAAGGTGAAGATGGTTCTAAAGTTTCAAAATTCTCTAATGGTGCAATTATTAAACGCCTTGATATTACTACAAATAAAGCAGTAGGACAGGGCAATGAGCGTATATTTCTAAAAGCGCTATCCCAAATGCGTTATAGAAATTCTATTGGCAGACTTCATACAAATGGTTGCACTACTGATTGGCTTAGTGAAAAAGGAAATGCCAATTTAATTTATCCAAGCTGTTATATAAAACACGAATAAATGAGAGTTCATTCTTATGACAAGATTAAGCGTAAATTTGGTGAAGAATCAAAAGAGTTTAAATATTACAGAAGTGTTTATGAGTACTGCAGAGAAAATGGAGTAGTTCGTTTTGAGCAAAAGTTGAAATCAAGATATTTGCAACGTGAAAATTTATGTTATTGGGGAATTAGTGATTTTTCAGTATTAGAAAACTTACAGAAGGAATTTATTAGTATGTATAAAAAGCTAAATGTAAGTCAATATGATTTAGAAACTATTGCTGAACAATTAGTTTCTCAAGGGATCGTTGATACATTGAGAAAAGCGACAACTTCAGCATATTACGCAATGTTATGGGCGAGTGGCAAAGAATTAGGTCTAAAAGCGCGTCAATATGAGACACATCGTGCAAGATTAAGAAAAATTGGTATTGATATAGCTAATCCTTGTGATATTGAGAAGTTTCAGGCTGTTAGAGTTATTTCTTGTGAAAACATTATGGTGCGTCCGTTTAAAGCACCTGATTTTTATCAATTTCCAAGCAACGTACCAATCTTGCGTTTTGCTATTTAATTTTTAATCACTACTTAGGAGGAAATTATGCGTACCGGCTTTTATATTGTAGGTATTTTAAAAGGTTATAAATCATCTTCTTTTACGAATCGGGAAACTGGTGAAGTAAAGGAGCGTCACAATATGGGGGGTCAGTTACAAGACCCTGATGGTTATGGTGGTTATAACACTTCAATTCAAGAAATTAAAATTGATGATCGTTCAATGAATGATTCGCTAAGAAATACAATCAATCGATTGAAAGATAAATTAGTGATGATTTTGGTATTTCCACGTGAGTGGGCTATGGATAATGGTCGTAAGGGTATTACTTACAATTTTGATGAAAACTCAATTATTGAAGAATTAAAACAATAGATTAGTTTTATTTTTTATGAGTAAAGAATTAGAAATTACAACTAAATTTTGCTCATCTCAAGCGGGAGTAGCCGATAGTAATTGTAATGATGTTATTTTGAAAATACCACAGACAGAGGCGCTCAAACTTTAATCTGTGGCATTTTCAAGTAATGAAAGTCAAAATTTTTCAGCAAAAAACTTTATGAATCATGCTGATAGTTTTGGTTTTTCATTTGGTCTAGTACTTATTTTTTACTTGATAGCTAAATGTGTTGGTTCACTTGTGTCAGTTATTAAATAAGTATGCTATTTAATTAACATAAGGAGATTTTATGTCAACTTTAAAAAAATATCTTGTTGCGGCAGTTGTTTTAGGCTCTTCAGTAAGTGCTTTTGCCGGTAGCGAACAGGCTCAAAAAGTACAAATTGATGTTACTGGTATGCTTAGCCAGGTGGATTTTTCACCTGTTATTGCCGGTATTGTTGCGTCGGGCGGTGTTTTGATTGGTCCGCGAATTGCTAAGATGGGAATTTGATTTGTTTTAGGTTTATTTGGCCGCTAAGGAAAAAGGAGGGGGTTCCTCCTTTTTTTTATTTCTGATAAGAATTGGGTAATGTTTTTATGGGATTTAGCATATTTTTTTCTTGGGATAGTTTGCGGGTTAGTCGTTGTTCTTGGTTTGAACAATTATTAGTTATTTTGTTTTTTTCTTTTTTTCTTTTTTTGTAGTTCTGTTTTTCCTGCAGAACATCCTTTGACTACTGAAAATAAGACTAAAATAATAGTTAGAGACTTATTAAATAACGCTTATAACAGAACGTATCAATTACCAGTTCCAGCTTCAAGTTATAATTTATCCACTATGCAGGAGGTACGTAGGGCTAATGTTCTGCGTAGTATTGCGAAGAAAGTTACTAAGTTTTCAGGTGCATTTTATTCTAAGCATCCGGTTACTGGCTTGGCGGTTACTTTTGGGTTAGGGTATTTTACTGATGAATTGATAGACAGTGCATTTCAGAAGTTTACGTCAGCTTCTAAAGATTCATCCGGTTTTTATGTGATGGTTAAGAACCCTGAAACCGGCGTGTTTCAAAAGGTTTATTTAGAAGAGGAACCTTACAATATTTAACCCTGCTTTTGTAAGTTTCAAAGGGGGTTCCATTTTTAGTTATGATGATACTTTTGGTTCTTGTAAATATCCTTCTTATGATGAAACACTTAATTGTACTATAAATAAAAGGTTTGAAGAGATAGCTAAAAGAGCACCATCTAATTCTGTTTATTCTGATTTTAGAGTTGTTTCTAAAGAAAAATCACCTGTTTATTCAGATGGCTTATCTATTAGTTATATTTATAAAGAATGTTTTAAGAATTCAAACACCTGTATTCAACAGAGAGCTTCATTTACTGTTAGGGTTAAGAAATATGAAGAAAAATTATCTTTATCAACACCCAAAGTTTTTTGGAGTAGTGAGGTTGTTCCGGAAGATAAAGTGATTTTAAAAGATAGTCATAAAATTGCTAATTTGCTAAAAATGCAGTATCGCTAAATAGTAATGAATTTACAGATGAAGAGAGAAGGGTAATTTCAAATATAAATTCTGATGATGTTAAGCACTCTTTTTCTGATTATTCTTTAAAAGCTAAAGATTTGACCGGTTTTAAATATTCAGAGGATATGTTTGATAGTGTTAGAAAATTTGAGGGTTCATCATCTACAGATGGCAAAGATAGTTCTAAGGTTGATACGCCATCAAAATCTATTGATTTTTCTTCACCAAGTGTTGACATGCCTGATATCAATCCACCTACCGCTCGTCAAATATTAGAACCTTTTAATGAGTTTTTTCCTAATTTAAAGAATTTTGAGGTTACTGAGAAAGAAGTTAAATGTCCTATTTGGAGTGGCCATATTCCCTATTTAGAAATAGACGTTAATTTGGATGGTCATTGTGATTATATAGAGAAGAACAAAGGTATTATATCTTCCTTGATGTTGTTGATTTGGGGCATCATTTCTTTGAGAGTTTTGTTAAGCGCTTAAGGTTTTTACTATGTATGGAATTATATTTTCAGCGTTATCCTCTTTAATGCAGTTTTTATTTAGAGGGATAGTTATAAAATTTTTTATCTTTTTTGCATTATTTTATGTAACGACAGAGTTTATACCGATTATCATAGAAATGTTTTTGCCTAAGACGATTCCGAATATTAAAGAATTATTTAATGTTTTACCTGATTCTATTCTTTATTTTTTGTATATCCTCAAGATTCCAACAGGCATCACTATTTTTATTTCCGCTTTGTTATCTTGCTTTATCATTCGTAGATTGCCCATTATTGGGTAGGGGGATTATATGGCTATTTCTGCTTATGTTGGATTACCGGAGCATGGAAAATCTTATGAAGTTGTAAAGTCGGTTATTATTCCTGCAATTTTATCGGGGCGTAGAGTAGTATCTAATATTTACGGATTAAATAAACAATTAATAGAAGAATATTGTTTATCAAAAGATAAAAATTTGTCTCCGGATAATCTAGGTGAATTAGTTGTTGTAGATAATGATGCTTGTTTGGGTGTAGATTTTTATCCTTACAAAAATGCGATAGATAACAATATTCAAACATTCTGTAAGGCTGGAGATTAATCATTATTGATGAAGCTTGGCGATTTTTTCCAAAGAAAGAGAAAATCAATGATAACCACTTTTCATTTTTGTCAGAACGCCGTCATTTTACCGATGATAGCGGCATTTCCTGTGATTTTGTCATCCTTAATCAAGATTTAACCAATTTACAGAGAGAGCTTGTAGAACGTATTGAAACAACATACAAAATGACCAAGTTAGTAGCTGTCGGGTTAAAAAACCGTTATCGCGTTGATGTCTTTTCCGGCAATAAATGTTGGAAAACAACTAAAACCGCAAGCTATCAGAAAAAATACGATAAAGCAATTTTCCCTCTTTATAAGAGCTATGAAACCGGTGACGGTCGTGAATTAGTGACTGATAAGCGACAAAATGCGTTAAGTAAATCTAGTCTTAAGTATATGGCATTGATAGCTATACTTATTTTTGGTTTTTCATTTTATAAGTTGTTTACTTTTTTTAATCCGAAACAAGAAACAATTCAAGAACCATTACAGGAGCAACAAGATTCGATAATGCAAGATTCCAAACCGGTATTTGAACAGCAAAATGACGTTATTCAGATGCAAGTGATTGTGCCGTTATCAACGCAATGGAGAATAACGGGGGAGCTACAAAAATCTGGTAAAAGCTTTGTAATTTTGTCTGACAACCAGGGGAATTTGCGATTGGAACCTCGCTCTAGTTTTAATTTTAGTGGCCGGATGTTGGAAGGGGTGATTGATAATCAAAGGATTAGTTATTATTCAGGAGTTAAACAATGACATTACAACGTAACATTTTATGTTTTTTATCTATTTTGATATTTGGGTATGCTCAAGCGAAAAATGTTGATTTTAAATTAGAGGGCGTGCCATTACCGAAAGCAGTTGGGATGATTTATGATGAAGTGTTAGAAAAGCCTTATATGCTTGACCCGAAACTTGTGGCAGATACACGATTAATTAGCTTTCATACGACTGAAAATCAGGATTTTAACCAATTTATTACGCGCTACTTTGAAAATATGAATATCAAAGTTTATGAGAAAAATGGCGTAGTTTATCTCGGCCATGTTGAACCTAAGCCGGTTAAAATTATCAAAAAGAGCTTTGTTTATAACCCCATTCACCGGGATACGGAATATCTTACTCAATTTCTTCAAGGTGAAGGTCAGGTGTCAGCAAGCGGTGATAAGCTTGTTTATTATGGAACAAAATTACTAGGATAAAATCAGTTTTACAGTCCATTGATACTCCCAGCCGCGAAGTTGTGGTTACCGGATATGTTTTTGGAGTACAAGATATTGCGAAAGAGGGAGGTGGGATTAATCTATTAGCTAAATTACTTTCAGGAAAACTAGGCATCAATATTGGATATAAACAAAATTATGAAAATTTCATCACAGTAAATGCCGGTAATTTAGATGCCATGATTGAGTTGTTCCGCACAGATGAGCGATTTCAGGTGGTGAGTAGTCCTACATTGCGTGTTAAATCAGGTTCAAAAGGAAATTTTTCTGTAGGTTCAGATGTGCCCGTATTGTCGAATGTGACTTATCAAGATGGGCGACCAGTTCAATCTATTGAATACCGCTCCTCCGGTGTTATTTTTGATATTCAACCAACGATTAAAAGCAATGCGATTGATTTAAAAATCAATCAACAACTATCTAATTTTAAAGACTGATACAGGTGTCAATCAATCTCCGACACTGATTAAACGTGATATTGTAACGGATGTTACTGTTAAAAGCGGTGATGTAATTGTATTGGGCGGGCTTGCTGAGAATAAATTAACGGAAGGGGAAACAGGATTTTCATTTTTGCCTAAAGGAGTTTTAACCGGTAAATCCAAATCAAATACCAAGACAGATATAGTTATTTTGTTACAGGTCAAGATGATTTAAGTAAAGCCGCAGAGGGTAAAGGCGTTATACGCCTGCGCTTTGCGGCTTTACTTAATAAGCTAATAGGAGATTAAATATGTCAATATCTGTTGATAAAAACTTTTTTAGATTTTTACCGTTTTTGAATGGCGTATCAAGAGATGAATTTAGAACTACGCTCTTGGAAAATGAAACAGTTACACCTGAGACTTTAGAACAGGAACTAGATATATATGATTATATAGACAGTACTTATTCTGATGTATTTAAACGGATGAACGAAGAAGGCTCACTTCTCGATTTCATTTTATATGAATGTGATGTTCTTAAGAGAAGTAATATTGTTTTAGGTGAAACTATTATTACAACTCGGATGTTGGAGCGCATAAAAAATATTGAGCGAGATGAATCCAATCGTGTTAAAAATGAAGCTCTTCGTAAAAAAAGAAAAAATGAAAAGAAAACTTAAGATAAAGAATAGACGTAAAACGAAATAAAAACATCAATCCAAAAAAAGTACGGTAATTTATTGCCGTATTTTTTTGGATTCAGCAAGCGCTTTGCGCGCGGTAGCAAAACAATCTATAAAACGCACTTTACAAATCCTTTTACAATAATTCCTAGGCATGTATAACTTTATTAAAACAATCTCATTATGATGCGCTTATGCGTTGTTTTGTACTGCCTAACCAGTAAATAGTGCCTGTTGATAACTCTGTGATTTTCTTAATACGTAGTTTTCACTTACCTGATAACTGATTTCGCATAATATATATTATGTTAAATCAAATATTAAAGTGACCATGGTTGCTGGTAATATCTTTTCTACTGTTTATTTCTTAGGATTAAATTTTTTAAACCTACAGAATTTAAAAAAATGAATTCTAATGAATTCTAATGTAGGAATTATGAAGAAATTACGTTTTTAATTATTCTTATGTGATTTAACTTTCATGAGATGTGCTAGCTACTTTGCTCTACTCTAATTTTCTTATATACTGTAGCAACTTAAAATTTTTAGGAATGAA